CCGGTGGGTTTTTGGACGTCCCTGATGGACCACTTGCAGACGTTGGAGCCCAAGGACCGACTTAAGCGCATCAACCAGGTTCGCTACCGCGGCAATTCGAGGTCGGTTGGCGAGCCAGCCACCCGGTTCCTCTACATCGGGAAACGGCGACCTCGTCAGGACTGGCCCGATACATCGGTGGGAGGCGCCGACGAAGAACCTCTCGAAGTGGATGGCGAACTCGTCGAGCCGATGTATCTGTTACCGGTACCCAACACCAACTATGTCGGTGTGCTTCGCACAAGCGGTGGCCCCACGTTTGCGGCAGCAACGGAGTGGATCGGTCAGGTATTGCAAAGCCAGGGCGACCCCATGGACTTCTTTCTGCGATCGGTGGTTCGTCACGACGCCCTTGAGCGTCTCGCCGAGAGCGGGGGTGTCTCGATGTTCGACATCAAGCTCGCTGCTGGTGCGTCCGTTCCCGACGACGCGGGCCGCATCACCACAGTGGTGAATGAACTGCGGGCGCAGGGTGGGGCTGACCTGTCGATTGGCCTGCGGATCAGCTTCGGCAACGCCATCCCCGACGAAGGCACAGCGCGCGAACTCGCGCACGACGTCGAGCGAGTCTTACGTGGAGGCAACGGGCTCAAGAATGTCATTGCCAAGGTCATCGAAACCAAGGATGATGGGTCGATCAGCAAGGACGAACTGCACTTTCTGAATGATCGCATCACGCACTCAGTGTCGGTAGGCCAATCGGAATCCGAATTGGCCACGGCGGAAGTGGTTATCAACGCGATGGCTCAAGCCGTTACCACTTTCACGCAAGAACTGCCGAAGCTTTTCGGCGAAAGCGCCACGGGAAGTAATGCTAGTGAAGACGATCCTGACGACGACCCTCAAACTCCTTGAAACTAAGCCATTTTCAGTCACCTTGACTGTGGGCGGAATCGCAGTTGTATGGCGCGTGCTTGTCTGGAAGGAAAAAGCGCCGCCTGTGATTGAAGAGGTGCTGGCCAAAACGGAGCCCGATGTAAGTGTCGCCATAGCGCTTGGGTTGGCATCTGTGGCCGCAATTGCAGCTGGCTTCGCCGGTGCAATTATAATTTTTGGTATCAGCGCAGATTCGCCGATCATGCGCGCATTTCGCGCCAAGACATCCGACTACCTGAAAGCGAATTGGAAGTCGGTCATCGGGAGCTCGTTCCTGTCGGCCATAGTGGGATTAGCTTGTGCGTTTGCCCTAGCTGCTGAATGGTTCTGGTTGGCGGCACCGCTACTGGTGTTCGGCCTATTGCTATTGATCCATTCAATTGTCCGCATGGTCTGGCTATTTGGCGTCTTATTGACCCTGGTTTCGACTCAGGACCAGAAAGATGCGAAAAAGGGCCGCAGGCGCAGTACCGCCGAAGTATTCAAAACCGTCGCTTAGAATGATTGAGAACCTACGAAACCGACGAAGGCGTGGCGACGTCTAATTTAATATGGACGAAGTGGAGAGCGCTGCAATTCGCGCAGAGGGACTCGACCCCGACGATCCGGCCGTGGTTGCGGCGATTGATTTGGTCCGATGGGAGCTGCAGTGCCTAGACCTGTCGTTATAAATCTCAACTCGACTTTCGAGACCGTTTCCGCACCGTTCTGACCCGCTTCCCGTAGCCCTTGGTCAGCCTGCGGGCCTCGGCCCGCGCGGCCTTCGCGTCGAACGGCTTGCCGGTGACCGCCGTCGTGGGAAACGCCCGCGCTCGAATGCGGGTGAGGTTGGCGTGATCAGCGCGAGCCCTGCCGACGTGGGTCTTCACGACCCGGTGACGCTGAACCGTGGTCCTAGTCCTCGACGCCGGTCGGGCCTGACTCGCTGCCACGGCTCCCACGGCCACGGTCACACCGGCAGCGGTGCGGCGTCGGGTGCGGCGCTTCTCGTCGTCCTCGGATGACCCGCCAGAGCTGGCCCCGGTCGCAGCGAAGCGGCCACGGCTGTCACGGGCGTAATTTCGGCGACCACGACGACGAGCACCAGGGCCACGGCCCCGCAGCACCGACGAACCCACACGACGACCGGCCACGTCAGACCGCCCCCCACTGCCGTTGATAGGGGCGAACCGATGTCACAAGGTCCACGTCGAGCCGATCAAGCAACCGAACCTGCCCAACCTCGGGATTGCCCGCCAGGCCAAACGGTGCGGCGCGTCGAGCGAACAACCGCGACGCTTGGATCAGCGTGGCTAGCTTCACGGCAGCCGGTACCTCGGTCCAACCCCATTTCGCGGTGATTCGCACGCCGTTCTCGCTGGCATTCGGCACTGTTGGCGCGCCAGAGCCGATGACGAGGTTAGTCCACACCGATCCGTTGACCACGGCGTTGACCGGCGCGGGCAGATAGTCGGTGATCAGCGCATCGTACTGTGGCCCAACGACTTCCACGGTCAAGCCCTGCGTGGTGGCAAAGTCGTCGGTCGGGATCACCCACCGACGCCGATCACGCTCGTACACCGCCGTGTAGTAACGCGGTTGGGGCTCATCGAGTGACCCGAACTGACGATTGCAGGCCCGATCGACAGACCGCGACGCCGTTTCAACAGCCAACGTCAGCTCTGCGGTGTCGCCGCCCACCGACGCCTCTTCAATGTAGTGCGCCAGCTCTTCGGGCGAGCAATACGCGGGTGCCCACGGCATCGGACTACTCGTCCTTTGCGGCAGCCAACGCGTCGAGCATCTGCCGTGCCGCGTCATCGGTGGCCCGTTCGGCAGCGGCGTCGGTCACGGTGACGTAGCTGCTCGAATCGTCGGGCGCTTGGGTGCCTGGCGGGTCGACTTCACCAGCACGCGAACGAATCTCGTCGTTTACGTCGCCAAGCTCAGCGATCAAGTCGGCTTTGCGTTGTGCCAGTTCGGCTATGGTGCGCTTGGCCATGATCACGCCACCTCGTTGACCAGGACGCGGTAGGCGTTCACGTCCTGCGGCACGCCATCGGCACGCGCCCACAGGGTGTATTCCACCTTGCCCTCATTGGCACGGCTGTAGGGGTTGACGATGAGCGTCAAATCCTTCACGCGGCGGATGACGTAACCGGCCCGCAAGTCACCGAAGGCTCCCCACTTGGTCGCGGTGCCATCGGAATACGTCGGCCACGCCTGATCGATCACCACGGGGTAACCCAACAGCGTCGCATTGGACGGCCCGGTGGAAATGCCCTCGGCAGCCGGGTTGAGCAGCGGTCGACCGGCACCGTCGAGCAGTCGTTCGATCTGGGCGAGGGTCTGGTCGTTGAACGTCCACACCGCACCAGCCCGGTAGGCCGGGTCCACCTGGTGCACGGCGTCGACCAGTTCGTCATAGGTCACCGTGGCGTTGTCGAACGTGTCGGCGGCGACCGAAACGCCGGTGTCGATGCCGAACGGTTCGGTGGTGCCGTTGCCGCTCACCCAATCGACGGCCTGGCGGCGTCCAATCCGCTCACCGAGCTTGCGGGTGACGAGCCCCTGAACGTCGAACGCGGCGTCTTGGAGCAATTCCACCGACACCTGTAGCGGCAAGTTGTTCAGACCGGGTGCGACATACTTGAACGCACCGAGAGTCTTCTCCCCAAAAACGAGGTCAGCCCCGCCAGAGGTCGGCGCGGTATTCTCCGGTGCGATCACACCAACGTTGGCGGTGTCATCGAGTGTGGGCCAACGCAACGGCTCACCGGAACCGGTGGTGATTTCCTCCACGGCTGCGGCCAAGCCACCGAACGCCTTGAGCCTTTCGACCAGCTTCGCGCGCATCGTTTCGGGCACCAGGAACCCGCCAGCAGAACCGGGCGAGGTGGCCTGCGCGCGCAGCTCCACCATGTCGGCGTTCTCATGGCCAGTCCTGATATACGCATCGAATGCTCTTTCGAGCGTGTCATCGGTGCGCACCGCACCCGTGTGTACGACGGCAGCCAGCCCACCGGGAACCGCAGTCGTGTACGCCTCCTGGCGGGATCGAATCTGCACGTCGCGCTGGGCGCTGCGGAGCTGCACCTCCAGCTGTTCGTAGCGCTGTGCTTCGTCGTCGGTGAGTGGGCGGTTCCCAGCGTTGTTGATGATGGCCTGGAGCGCGCCGATCAAGTCTTCGACCGTCAGCGGCGTTCCATCGGCCCCGGTGGTGGCGGTGGCGTCGTCGGAGCCGTGGATCGGCCAGGCGTCGAGCGCGGCCTGGTGGGCGGGGCTGCGGTGAAGCGTTGCGGTGGTCATGGTGTGTTTCCTCTCGGTGGGGCTGCGGTCGTTGTCATGAACGTGTGGCGATCAGTGCGCGGTGGCGGGCTCGTATCAGTTGCGAGCGTTTCGATTCGGTGATCGGTAGTTCGGCGGCGGCACCGTCGAGTGATCGCAGGCGCACCGACGTACCGTCGTAGGCGGGGAAGGCAACCACCGACAGATCGACCAAACGCGCCACGCTGGTATGGGTGCGCAGTTGTCGGCCTTCGACGTTGCTCCACTCATCAGCACCGGGGACGAACCCAAACGATGCGCCCGAGAGGTCACCGCGCAACGCCAGTTCGCGTACGTCGCGCCCGTGGGTGGTGTCGGGTAGGTCGACCTCGAACGGCAACCCTTGCGAATCGACCGACCAGCGCAGCGTGCCAGAGCTCTGGCGTCCCAGCAGCTTGGATCGATCGTGCTCGTAGAGGCAGCGAACGTCGGTGGTGCTGTCGCGGCTCACGGCATCGAAGGCACTGCGGGACAATGCTTCCAAGTGTCCCGGCAGCGGAGCATACGAGCCGAACACTGCTGCGTGACCGACCAGGCGATTGCCCGAGACCTCGGCGCGTAGTTCGACACCGAACCGGGTGGCGTCGGTGATGGCGTTACCCATTGGCGAACACCTTCCCATTTTGGTCGGCTGCGGGGTCATCGGTAGAATCCGTTGCAGCAGAGTCGGTGTCATCGGTGACGTCCGTCGTGGTGTCGTCGGTGATGGCATCCCCGCCCGGCAGCGGCGGCAGGTTGCGGATACGTCGGGCTTCGTTGATCGTGAGCAAGCCAGCAGTTACCTGATCAATCAACAGCCCGATTTCGGTTTCGGGGTCGGGCTGCACGAACGCGGTGTAGTCGAACTCGCACTTTTTGGTGCCGGTCAGCAGCCGTGACAGTCGCTCTTGAATCCGTGTCGTCCACGGCTCCAGCACGTACCGCGCTAGCCCACGGTTTTGTTCCTGAACGCCTGTGCCCCAACTGGTTTGCTTGTCGGTCTGGCCCAAGTGCATCGGCTGCAATCCGAACCACCGGGCGACCTCTTCGACTTGGAACGCGCGCGATTGGAGGAACTGGGCATCCTCGGCACTCATCGACCATTTGTCGAACTTGAGCTTGCGGTTGATGAGCACGATGTCACCGGCGTTGCTGGTGCCCTGAATGCGTTGGCGCAAGTCGTTTTTGATCGTCAGCGCTTCATCGGAACTGAGGTCGTCGTCGGCACTCACCAGCCCCGAAATCATCATGCCGTTGCCAAACATCCGCGCCGCCGCCTGGTCGCCAGCCATCGACGTGGCGAACACACCCCTGGCGAGAGCCAGCGGCGAAAGCCCCTTCACTCCGTCGAGTGACATCGCCGGAATGTGGGTCAATTGATCGGAGAACAAAACGCGCTGCGTTCCATCATTCAAACTGACCGTGAAATACTTGAGCCCGGTCTCGCCGTGTATTTCGGGCGAAACAGCAAGCGGATGGATCGGCAACAATCCGACCAGTTGCCCAGCGCCACCGTATACGTGCCCTAAATATGCGTTGCCGTGTAGAAGCAAATGCACCAACACTTGCTCTTTGAATTCGAACGCGGTCATCACGTCTTTACCCGGCCCCGCAGGGGTGTCGAGCCAACTCGCGGCGCGGTCGCTGTGCCCATCGGCGTTGGTCACGATGGTTCGAAGCGGCAGCGACGCAATCGATCCACTGATCAGGCTCACCGCGCGATACACCGAGGCCAGACCCAGCACGGCGGTTTCCCCGACTGCCATACCCGCCAGGTTCGGTACGCCCAGACCGAGCATGTCAGCGATGGCGGGATCACCGATAGATACGGCGACCTCGGCGCGCGCTTCAACGGCGTCGAATGCGGGGCGCTTGCTCCACGGCATCCAGGCCATCGGCTTAATTCCGTTCTCCGTTGCGAAATGAATTTTGCAATTTATGCACCCGTTTAAACGGTGCCAACGGCCGCTAACTACATTCCCGGCCTGGTCATTTCGTCACGGCCACTAGCACCATTTCACAGGGTAAGCGACAATGGCGACAAAGGTAAAGGGAGGCGCGCGGGAAAATGGCAACAGGTGGAAATGCTCGGGCGAAATTCCGCAAACTCGATCCCGGCCCCTGGTACGACTGGACCGAGACCGATCCCGCTGAGCGCGCCATCCGCTTCATTGCGACCTACTGCCGCAGCCCCAAGGGCCACGGGTACGGCAAACCGTTGGTGCTCGCCGGATTCCAACAGGATTGGATACGCGCGATCCTCGCCCCTGGTGTGCGCCAGGCGGTGCTCCAGTGTCCACGTGGCCAGGGCAAATCGACGCTGCTCGCCGCGCTGGCGGTGTGGGCCACCTTCGACGTGAACGCCACCGGCCAGCCGTCCGTCCCG